ATATTTAATTTTAATTAAAAGTTATATTTATAAGTAAAACACATAAATTATGGCATATAAATTATTTACAGATAAAACTAAATTATTTGAGTGTGATGTTAAATTGGAGGGGGCATCACTAGAGGAAACACAGGCAAGACTTGTAATTGAATCAGATAACCATAATATTTTACTTTATGGTAAGATTGATGAAAGTGGAACTTGTACAATACCAATTACAAAAATGAAAAGATTATTACCCGAAAATTCTGTTGGTAATATGAAATTAGAAATCATTGCAGAAGATACTTATTTTATTCCATGGGAAGATGCTTATGAAGTTGATACAAGCAAAAAGGTAACAGTAGAAGTTAAAAACAACACACAGAAAAAAGTTGTTAGTGAAAAGGCTGTTAGTGTTGTTAATATTAATAGTGAAAAAACATTAATTGCAAATCCATTATTGGAACAATTTGATTCAATGGATATAAATTATAAAAAATTGCTAGAAAACAAAAAAACTTTATTACCAATTATTAAAAATTATTTTATTAGTATAGGAAGTAGCTCATTGAAAAAAGATATTAATGAGTTTATCACAATTTTAAAACAAAAGTAATAGAAAAACGTGGGTGATTTTACTGACCAATTTATTTGCAAAACATTTCAGAAAGTATTACATATTAATGATGATAATTACTTAGAAAATGGTACTGGTTCATTGGTGCAACCCAATGGTCTGGGTATTGATGTGTATGGTGAAAATACAATTATAAATACATACACACAAGGTATAAACTTCATTGGTGATGGTGTAACTACTACTAATAGTGGTAGTATTGTTAATGTTCATATATCAAGTAGTATCGAACCATCAAGTAGTTTGTGGAAACAAGCCGAAGATTTTATTTATTATGATAGTGGTAGTGTTTATGTTTATGAAGAAATGGGTTCAAATCAAACATCCATTAGAACACACAATGAAACAGGATTACAAATAATTCAAGAAAAAATAGTTAGGATCAATGGCTACCACACCAACAACAATACACCAACAATATCATTAGTTGATAATTATAGTTACAAACCACTTGGTATATTAACAAAAAATATAAATGATGGTGTAACCGATTTCATTTTAACTCGTGGTACATTACAAACGTCATTTCCAACAAACACAGCGAACATTGGTGAAATAATCTACACTGATGATAATGGTAATTTAACTCTTACACAAACAATATACCCAGTTGGCCAAGTTGCAAATAAAACAGGTGTTATATATTTTGATTTTAGTCTTAATAATTCTAATTCCATACAAACATTAGAAGGACATGGAAACCCAAATGGGGTTATAACTGCAACACAACCAACCCAATTATATCTTAATTTAGATGGAACTGATGGTACGAATTATACGCTGTGGGGTTGGAGTGATAATGATTCTTCTAATATGTGGAAACCCATACATCTTGATTGTAGTACAGAACAATTGGACAAAACTATAAATAGTAGTGCTACAAATGAAACAACTTTAAATTGATATATGGATAAAATATGTAAAAACTGCAAATATTTCATTAAAGGAACAAAAAAAGATAAAGATTTACTTAGTTGTGTTAATCCACGATATGAAAATGTAACTAGATGCTCACAAACACATTACAAAATAACACCAAATACGATGTGTATCATTAATAAATTTAAACCAAAATAACATTATATTTTCCGTATTTATTTGTTGTTATTTCCAAACCCATGATATTTATTATTTAATTTAATTATATTTTTCTTTAATGTCAATATTCTCATAGTTCCCAACTTAGCAAGTTTGAACATTAATTGTTCATCCCATTTAACACATTCTTTATTGTTTATTGGTTTTCTTACTTCTTTGATTTTAAACTTATCATTTATAACATATAATCCAGCACGCGCTGGAATTTCGGTTAATGCAATTTCTTCTAATTTTTCGGGTACACAAAAATAAAAATATTTTATATGATTGTGTAAATGACTATGTTTCTTATTTTTATCTGTGAGTAAGTCAGCCTTACTTATTTTGATTTCTATTTCAGTTGCATAACCAGTTGGTGTCAAAATTAATAAATCACACTCATGCAATCCTATACCTAGCCCCCAACTAACATTAGGTACTATTAGTTTTTTGTTAACTTTATAGTGCATCATTAATGCCACTTCTATGTCTATTGTTTTCAATTTATTAATCATTTGTTTATTTGGTGGTTAATATCACTTATCTAATTTACTTATGTTATATAAAATATATGTATCAAACATTGCTGTGTTTGTGTCGCCTTTTATTTTTGACTTCCAATTAGATATTTCTTCATTTGTTAAATGGTTCATCCACTCAAATGGTTGGTCTTTATTGACTTTTGGCTTATCTTTTAGGTGTTTCCAACCTTGATAAACATCTTGTTATTTTATATTACTTATTAATTATATTTAAATATTCTTCCGCTTTAGCTTGTGTGGTTGTATTAGTATTCCATTTTTGATTGTGTTATAAATGATTAATTATTTACAATAGTAATCATAATTTAGTTATAAACCAAATTTATTTTCATTTTATTTGTTAAATATTTGGGTTATAATTAACAACACCAAATAAAAATATACAATATTATATTTATATTAAAAACAAATTATGATTATTATACCAAAATCAAATTCATTCCAATTACACAAATCATTAAATGAAAATCCAGATACTGTTTTTGATTATAGAACTATAAAGGCAAATGCAGAAGATAAAGATGCTTATGCTTTTTTCTTTTATCGTGGCTTATTTTATCCTGCACCTAGAGCTAGTATGTATCATTATGATATTGCACGAGATAACGGTATTCCCGAAAAGAAAACTGTTGATTTGGGTAGAATATGGACTGATAAGAAAATCATTAGCTTGTGGAAAGACTTAGAAACTATAAAACAAATAAAGTCTTTAGCAAGTGAATTAGATGACAGTTATGGTGTTAACATATTATCATCAAATTGGAAATTTAATATCACAATCGGGACAGCAGAAGAATTGGAATATTATAATCAGTATTTTGGTAATAATGATTTACAGATTGATAGTGAGGTACTAGTACCATTTAAGGATTTATATTTAGTAAGTGGGAAACACAAACAACGAATTGACCACATGATTTCACCAATGAAAAAAGAAAAGAGAAAAGTACCTGATGGTTGGGGTAGTAAATACAAAAAATCGTTAAAACAACGATTTCAACAAGAAAATAAACATACAATAAAACAAGTAATAAACGAAGAAGTAGAACAGTTATTATTTGAAAAAGCGATGTCTGAATTACCGTTATATCCACGAGCGTTAAAGTTTGCTGATTATATACATAGAAATCAAATTAGAAAATATAGTGGTGAAAAATATATAAATCATCCATTAGCAGTTTCATTTATACTTAATCAGTGGGGTTATAATACATGGTATCAAGCAATAGCATTACTCCATGATGTTGTGGAAGATGCAAATAATGTACAAGCTACTATAAAATTAATTAAAAAATATTTTGGAAATAAAATATTAAAAATAGTGAAATCATTATCACACGATAAATCAAAAGTGAATTATCAAGAATATTTATTAAACCTTGCACAAACAGATAAAAATGCGTTTATTATCAAAACTGCTGATATGTGGAGTAACTTAAATGACAATGCAAGTGTGAAACAAATACTAAAATATTCAAAGGCAATTAAATATTTGGTTGATAATAACATCAAAAACATACCAAAAAGATTACTTAATTTAAGCAACAAAGTACTAAGTAAACTATAATTAATTGGTTTTTTAATAATATTATTTTTTATTATATTTATAAGTAAAAATATAAATACATGGCTAATAATACTGATTTTTTTGGTAGATTACAACGTTTGATTAGTAATAGTGTACTAATTAAAACTAAAGGACACTCAAAAATACGAAACTTTGATATAGATAAAATACAATCTCATATAGACTTAGCATCTAATAAATTTGTTGATTCACAATTTTCACGTGCATATAGCAAAAGTGGTGTGGCAGATGACTATCTAAATGCGTATGGTATGTCAATTTCACGTAATGAGTTGTATGCTGATTATGAGTTAATGGATAGGGATGGTAGATTAGCATCAGCCTTAGATGTGTACGCAGAAGAATGTGTGGCAGGAACTACCACAATACCATTATTGGATGGGTCAAAATTATCAATAAAAGAATTATATGATAAAAAATATACTGATTTTTGGGTATATTCAATTGATGAAAATAATAAATTTATACCACAAAAATGTGAGCGTGTTGCATATAATGGTAAACAGGGAATGTATCGCATTACATTAGATGACGGAACTATTATAAATGCAACTGCAAACCACTTGTGGGTTAAACCAAATGGTGAATTAATAAATACAAAGGATTTACAAATAGATGATAGTTTAAGTGTATTTGCAACAACCACGTCTAATAATAAAACTATGCCTGGTTATGAAAAAATTAAAAATAATGGTACATGGGATTACACACATAGATTAGTGGCGAATAATGATGTATCATTAAAATTAGACAAGCAAATCAAAAGAGATATTTCAGATGAAACATTATATATTCATCATGCATCATTTGACAAACGCAACAATTCACCAGAAAAATTGATATGGTTAAATAGGCGTGACCACATGTTAGAACACGCAAAATTTAATAAGAATTTGTGGAGTGACCCAATTAGAGCTGAAATATATAAGGAGAAAAGTAGAATTGCACATAAAAACTATTGGACACCAGAGCTACGTAAACAAGTATCAATTAGACAACGAAAATTCATGCAAGAACATACGGCGAACATGACACAACAAGAACGCAATGATACGTATGGATTAAAGGGTAATCTGAATGGTATGTTTGGTCGAAATAAAGCCACTGATAATGGTAATTATAATTTCAAAGTAAAACGCCCACATAAATTAACAGATGAAGAAATATCCAATATTATAATAGATATTAAAACAAATAAACTCAATAAAAAAACAGTATCAAAAAAATATAATTTATTGTATCATGACATACCTAGATTATATGAAATAATTACTAACAAATTATCATTAAAATCTATACACGAATTAAAAAGCCCTAGTTATGAGTTAAAAACTAAATATTCATTAGGTGATGTTCGTACTAGATTATATTCATTGATTGCAAATGGAGTAAAACAATCTAAATTATTAGAAGAGTTAAGTGTCAGTTTTAATACTGAAAAACGTAAGTTGCAACATTTTGTAAAACAATATGGCTATACAGTTACTGATTTGGTTCATAGTAATAACCATAAAGTAAAAAACATTGAAAAAATTGGTACAGAAGATGCTTATGATTTGGTGAATGTTGGTAATAGTCATATATATGCAATTGAAACTAATGATGGTGGTAAACTATTTTGTCACAATTGTACAACAAAATCTGAATATGGAAAAGTTTTAACAATCAAAACTGATAATGAAGAAATTAATGATTCATTGGAAAATTTATTTTACGACATATTAAATATTAATTTTAATCTATATTCTTGGGTTAGATTATTGGCAAAATATGGTGATATGTTTTTAAAATTAGACATTACCGAAAAAATAGGAATTGTTAATGCACAACCATTATCTGCATATGCTGTAAATAGAATTGAAACCAATGGCAGTAACGAAGAGGTAACATTTCAATATACGCCAGATAATGCAAATTCCAAACAAATAACAAATAACAAAGATAATATATTACAGAATTATGAAATGATTCACATGCGGCTATTAGCAGATACAAACTTTTTACCTTTCGGGAAATCTATTTTGGAAAATGGTAGAAAGGAGTGGAAAAAACTAATATTGTTAGAAGATGCAATGTTAATACAGCGTATTATGAGAGCACCTGAAAGACGGATTTTCAAAATTGATGTTGGTAACATCCCACCAAATGAGGTTGAGCCATATATGAATCAAATCATTGCAAAGATGAAAAAGACACCGTTCATCGACCCAAAAACAGGTGATTATCAATTAAACTTTAACTTACAAAACTCACTAGAAGATTTCTTTATACCTGTTAGAGGTGGCAATAGTGGTACTGAAATTGATACGTTAAGTGGAATGGAGTGGAGTGGAATGGATGACATAGAATATGTTATGAATAATGTATTAGCATCATTAAAAATCCCACGTTCATTTTTAACATTTGAAGACCAGATGAATGCTAAGGCAAATTTAGCAAGTGAAGATGTTAGATTTAGTCGGTCGGTTGAACGCATACAAAGAGTGGTAGAAAGTGAGTTATCTAAAATAGCAATAATACACCTAGTAACACAAGGGTTTGATGATGTAGATTTAACTGAGTTTGAATTAAATCTGACAATATCATCAAAATTAGCAGAAGAAGAGCGTATTGACAATTGGAGTAATAAGTTAAGCCTAGCAACAGATTTCATAGATTCTAAATTGGTTAGTAGAGATTGGGTATATGAACACATATTAAATATGACTGATTTGGAATCCGATGAAGAAGAAGTTAAAATCATCAAAGATTTAAAATTGATGTTTAGATACCAACAAATTGAAGATGAGGGCAATGACCCAGCAGAAACAAATGAAACAAGTGGTACAGATATAGATGAGCAATTGAATAAAGACACAAAAAGTAAAGGGTTAGATGTAGAAGAAAAAAACGCAAAACGTAAAAGACTACAACAAATAACATTTGCAAAACAAATAGCAGATAATAAAATGACATCTAATAAAAAGCAAATAATCAAGTACAATCGAAATAAATACAGATTAAATAAACTTAAAAAAACAAGCATACTAGATTTAAAAAATATATTAAAAGATTAAACCATGTTAAAGAAAAATACACACCAAGAACAATTTAAAACTAATGATAATACAAATAACACAATCATTAATGATACACAAATTGACCCATCACTATTAAAAGAATTAACTTCATTACAAAATGATTATGATGAATTAGTAGTCCAATTTGGTAGTGTTCAAATGCGACAATTGTTGTTAGATGAAGAAACAGCAACATTAAATTTACAATATAATAAAACAAGAGCAACCGAAACCAGAATAATGGAAACAATTAAATCTAAATATGGCGATGTTAATATTGATATGGGAAAAGGTATGTTTATTGCGAAATAAAATATTTTTTAATAATTTTTTTATATTTATAAGTAAACAAATATTGTAATAAAATAAATTAAAAAACACAGGGATTTTATTTGAATTACTCACAAAGCAAATAACATCAGACATTTTATCTGAACAAGATACAAAATCAACTAATATATTACAGAAATATTTTAATATCAATACCGAATTAGGTAAGGAATTACATTTATATCAATCGTTGATGAATGATAAATTTAAAACCTATAAAGAATCCGAATTATTGGTTAGTACTGTATTAGAATCTGTTCGACAATTAGATAAAACTAAGTTAAAAACAGAAAAATATAATTTAGTTGGGATGCTAAAAGAACAATACTCGTTGAAAACATTCCTAAAAACGAAAATAACAAACTATACGTTATTGGCTTCGATTTATAAATTATTTGAACATAACAAAGGTAAAAATATTTCACCAAGTGAAATCGTTTCGTCAAAGACATTTTTAATTAATCATATCCTATCAAATACTAAAGTAAGCAAACAAGAAGAATTGCAGGAGTATAAGCAACTTGATGAAGATTTAAGAATGTTAACATATAAATTAATAGTTGAAAAATTTAATTCAAAGTATATAAATTTAGAAGAAAATCAAAAAGACATATTAAAAAATTATATATACAACATATCTAATTCAGTCAAATTGAAAGAATATATTGATAAAAAAATATTAGACATAAGAGTGAAATTTTCTAATATAATACCTACATTAACAAATACACAATTAAAAGTTAAATTAGAACAATTAACTGAACAAATTCATAATAATTTTAAAGGTGCTACTTCAACAGAAACGCACATATTAAATATTATGAGATATTATCAAATTATTAACGACTTAAAAAAACTAAACAATGAAACAAAATAATATATCAAAACTTAAAAAAATGATAATTGAAGCATTAGATGAAATGACAACAACTGGTGATGTTGGTGGTTATAATTCAGCGTATGCTTTTAGTAAAAATACAAAAAAAATGGGAGATTATTTTGAAAATCAAGGTTATGATGTTGTTGAAGATGATGCTGTTTCAAATGATGATGCACAAAAAAATAGAAAACAAAACGACAAATTAAACATGTTAGTTACTAATGTATTATCTAATATGCTAGGTGAATCAAATTATAAACAATTTAAAAATGATGAATCTACATCAAGCAAACAAAAAATAAATAGAACAATAAAAGAAATTAACTCTGATTTATTTAAACTTGAACGTTCACTTGACCAAGTAATAAAACTAAAAACCGAAGAACAAATTAACTCTGAAACTGGTTATTGGAAACCCACAAAATCAAATCTTAAAAAAATACAAGATAGATTAAATAGAATAACAATCAAAGTTAAGAAATTAAATTAACAAAAAACCAAATCATAAAAAGGATGTAATTTTTAATTACATCCTTTTTGTTTAAAACTTTATCGTGGTAAAACCCATATTTCCCTTTTTGTCGGGAATGCAATTTATGTGTTGTGCTTTTTTATTTTTGTGTATAATAACATGTGATTGTAGCCAACTACTTGGTCCTTGATTGTAACCAATACGCAATTTAGTTGATGTACCAACTGACAGAGTACCATCTTTGCGACTAGGTGAATGTGAATGTCCTATTATCATTTTAGTATTCAATTTTCTAAATTGATTAATATTACCTCTACTACCATTAGCACCAACATCACCATGTTGTCCAACTTCCCATCCTAACACCTTATAACTAGACATTCTATCAAGTGTAGTAAAATTTGGATATTCCAAATTAATTAAATATGGTATTATACCTTGCTTTGCTTTACCACTTAATACATAGCTTGCATATTCCATATACTCTAATGAGTTTTTAATGGTTGACTCTTTTCGCCAGTCAACGTCTCTTAACCACCTATCCACAAAATCATCGTGATTACTTCTAACAATTGCAACCTCCTCAAATATTGAAAATGGTTTTAACCCATCCATCATTTCGATGACTTCTTGTTTTAATGAATTTTTGTTGTTTACCTCTTTTTTATATTGGGCAAATGCATCTTTTCTATCATGGTGGCTAATTGAATGACCATTAAAAATGTCATGTAATACTACATGTTTTGGTTTTAGGTTTTTTAATAATTTAAACGTTGCATCTAATACTGGTTTGCTGTGGTCACCAAAATGAATATCACCAAAAACACATGTTGAAATTGAATCTATTTTATCTATTGTTGTGTTTTTATTTTTCTTGTTATATTTTACATCATAAAATAAATCAATAAAATCACCATTACTATCGGCTGTTACTTGTCTTACATAAAATGTTTTATCGTCTTTTATTTCGACAATTGCAAATCCAAATGTATGATGAAATTCACCCTTTTTACCAGCCTTACTATCAGTATAATTCTTTTGTGTGATAGCACCAGTGGTTAGCATCATTTTAGGCTTATTGCCTTGTAATACTGGTATGGTTTCTGATTGTATTTTTGGACTACCAAATATACATGAGTTCTCATTACTTAAACTATGTAACCCAGTCATGGGGTTAATTGCAGTTGGTTGTATTTTAATATCCGACATAATAGACATATACTTATGAATGTTATGTCTATTAGCATCTAAATAAGGTGTTAATACTTCATCCCATGACTCATCTTCATTGTTAAACATGGATGTTGGGTTATGATACCTACCAGCAATTACATGAATGCTTGCATCCCTAAAATCCGCATATTCTTTAATGTTATTAAATAAAGATTTATTTACTGGTGTGTTATTTTGTGCATAAGTTATTATAAACACATTTTTGTCTTTATCAAAACCTTTAGTTTTTGCAATTTCAAAATCAATTGATGGTGCTTGTGTTTTTTTTGTTAGTTTTAACTTTACACTCCACTTCCGAACTGTTCGTTCTGATTTTCCTGTTAAGTTCATTAACAATGACATTCGTTCATCCCATTTGAGACTTGTATTGTAATATATTTCAGAAAATTTTATAATGTCTTTTTCTGTTAACTCATTAAATTTCATATTCTTATTTTTTATATTTTGAATAATTATAATATAAAAAGTAATGAGTTACAAATAAAAAACGTGTAATATTTATATATCACACGTTTTTTATTTTTATGCTATCCCTGAATCATACAACCATTTGTCGTATGGATCTCCAGAGCTATATGCATGTTTCTTTAATTCAGCATCAAATGCTTCATTAAACTCTGCACCATCTAATTTTTGTAATTTTTTTTGCAATTTTCTTATACGTATTGCATCAGTCTTAGAAACAGTTTTGTTATATTTCCGTATGTTTCGGTTTTGACGAAAATTGAATAATCCCATAATATTATATTTTAATTATTAATTAAAACAAGGTTTAACACCAAATAGTAAAAATGACTTATTAGATTACCCAACACGCATATATTTCTTTACTAATGAAAACCAACTCAAAGAATATGTAAAATTGTTTTATAATACATTACCAATAAAATCACAACAAAGAATAAATAGTTATGATGTATATAAAATAAATTCAAAGGATGTTGATATGATAAGATTTTTAAAATACCCAAATTTAGATGTTGGGAATATAAACATTATAAAATATACGACCATCATTATTACAATTGATTGATACTGTTAAAATATAAAATGGTTATTAATTTCTATATCCTTTAATTTTTATTATATTTAATACTATGACAATAAAACGTAGAAGTGCAAAAAATAAAGGTTATAAATTTCAAAAAGACATAGCCAAATTAATATTAGAAAAATTCAATAAATTAAACCCAGAAGAAGTGGTTTCAACACCAAGCTCCATTAATGGTGAAGATTTGCTATTAAGTGATAATGCAAGAAAAACATTAAGTAATACTACATTTGAGCTGAAACGACATGAGAAAACGTCAATCTTCCAGTGGCTCGAACAAAATGAATTGGAAGCTGAAAGATTAAACGCTAACCCAATATTAATATTTAAGCGAAATAGAAGTAAAACTTATGCAACTGTCCAACTTGATTTTTTATTAGAGTTACTTTATAATAACATGAAATATTCAGAACTAAAGGAAACAAGTAAAATTGATGTAGATAAATTAAAAGAAATATTTAATGAAGATTTCTTAAAAACCGTATTAAAATAATTGTTAAACAACTATAACAAAAACCCAACATTAAACTAATAATGTTGGGTTTTAAAATTTATATTAAGCCCTTTTTCTTAAACAATTCTAAATGTTCGGGATGTATTTTATCTTTACTTTTCTTAACAACTGTTGGTAATTTCTTTGTAAAAAATGTAGTTAATGCTTTCATTATTTTATTCATATCACCTTTACCACCACGCATCCCAGTTTTAACACTGCCATACGCCATGTGTTTCTTTTCTGGTGCTATTCTCATATTTCCTTGACTCCATTCTAATTGTGTTGGTGTTTCATCTAACCAAATGTGAAATGTGTGTAGTAATGGGTCGTTATTATATATCCCATTAGCCCATTCACTTTTATCTTTACCAAGCGTAAACACACCATAAATAGATTCACCTAAACCTTTACTACGTTTTACACGCACATACGATTTTGGAAATTGTTTTTTAATCATATTTTCAATAGCAAATGCTTGTTCTTCGGGTGTTAAATTATTAATATCCATTGATTCGTTTAATTGTTTTCTTATTGATTCTCGGATTAATTTTCTTATTTTTAATTCTGTTCGTTTATTCATAGTGTTTATCTATAAATATAAAAACATTATTTTCTATGTAGAAATACTTTTAATTACTAACTCATATATAAAATGTTCTTTTGTAGTATTTTCTACTACATCACCATCAAGTACAATAAGGTTATAATCATTCCCCCACTTATCGCTTTCAGTTACTTTTGTAGTATTTTCATTTAAAAACTTAATTAAAACTGTTTTGGTTAAATCTAACATAGATTCTTTTATTCGTGCCATATTATATTCGTGATTACCTAAACCACTATCAATAGCCATGCCATCAGTTTCATTTTTTATTATTTCTTCTATATTCATCTTGTTTTTTTAAGTTACTTATTTCATTATTTCATCAATCATATCATTCACTCTGTTCTTATACAAATCAAATTCAAGCGAAAAATCAGTTTTGTTATTATCTGAATATTTAGTTGTTAGTTTTTTCACATTAACCGCAATTTGCCTATATAGTCTTTTATCATTAAACTGTAATGGTTCATTCATTAGTATATCATCTATCATATCAGATAATAAGAATAATTTTATTTTGTTATATTCTGTCATTATTGTTGTATTTCAAAACTACCAAATAACTCAGCAATAGCATCCTCTCGATTATAACCTGGGTGATTTTTTATAATTTTATTTGTAGTGATATTTATGTTGCCTAATTCAAAATCATTATATTTTGAACCCATATCAATAACATATTTAGAATTGTTGCTATCAATTTCAACTTCATATTCTTGCTCTGTTATTTGACCTTCAAGTAATTGCTGATATAACTCACTTGCATGTCTTGCTTTGATTAGGTTATCTATAATAACGTACAATAAGTCATTTTCAGTTTTAGCTGAATTATTAATATCATCATAATCCTCACCAACAACAGGGGTTTCAACACTATTAGCATCAAATTCTAATCCCATTTCTTCAAGTTCTGTTATTACATCTACTGAACTCATGTTCTTTGTATTTTCTTCAAATTGCTTTATGAATGTTTCATATGTCATTCCCATAATATTAAAATTTTATATGTTGTTTTTGAATTTCATCATCTATTAATTCGCCCAATTCATCAATTTCTACTGTTATAATATTAATCAAAGACTTCAATGAAAAACTTTCATCAATCTGCGTTAATTCATCGGTGTCCAATGAATCAAGTTTTCCTTGTTTGTAATCTATCACAGTTTTTAGCTTAGTGATGATTGTATTTTTAATTTTATTTTTCATGTTTTTATTTTTATAAAAGTATTTGATAATCAACTTTGATTACCCGTCATTTAATCTTTTTATGTTTCGTTCTAGTATTTTTAATAATATCTGAGTTTGTTCTTCATCACTTTTCTCTCTCAATTTATCATCAAGGTTTTTATTAAAGATTACTGATTTGGTTCTGCTTTCGTTAACTTGTTACACGGTTAAACTACATTCCAAATCTTCAATGCTTTCTATTGTTTTTGTTAAATCTAATTTGTATTTTGACATAATATGTTTTTTATGTTGTTGTGAATATTTCTTTTATTTCGGATTCAATTATATATTTACGGATGAATTGTTTAGCTTGTTGTTCATTAAAATTGTTAAATTTTATTTGTCGTTGTTCTGCATTCCGTGTTTCAACTTCAGTTAGATAACCAGCATCATCTTCTTGTATCGCATAATTTCCCACTTCATCCAAAAACATATTTTGGGTACTACCAATGAACATGGATGATAACATGTTTTTAGCATAATTTGATTGTTTGTTTTTATATCGTTTTTGCTGCTTAGCAATCACATCAGTTGATATGTCAGATAATACTGTTTCTATGTATATAGTATCGCAGACATCACATATCATATCATCATGTAACGTATAGGTTTTGCAAGTACTGCAATATTTCCGATATTTTGTTATTGTTGGTATATTATATTTGTTAGTTAAAGGTTTAAAAAACATTTTTGATTTTAAATCGTGTAAAACTTTAAGTTTATTTTCTCGTAACATGATGATTTGTAGCATTTTAATGATACTGCGTTATATATCATAGTTATGCGTAATTGCACAAGTCATTTACTGTATTCCAAAAATATCTTAACCAAACAAAGTTTGTTATAAATTTCAATTTATGTGGGTATCTACTTGTGCAACTATACTCGCCCACTATTTGTGTGTCAACTTCAAGCACCCATTCTTTTGTACTACTTCTGTACCAATATTTTGTTTCTCGCATAACAAAGTATAAACGTAATGCTCTTAGGTATTTTAAAAATTTTTTCATTTTAATTTATCATTTATGTATTTTAATTAAATTTAGTTGAAGCACTACGCTTACACAAATCGTTATGGGTAATTAAGCCAACCCTCTACTATAGTCCGTAAGTAATAACTTAAACACTTCTTCGCTAGAAATATCCGAATGGTCAACAGAAACTCCTATCTTCCTTCCCATTTCAAAAAATCTAGTTATAGTCCATTTACCCATATCAGAGTGTAATACAATGTAAGCAACGTAATTATCACCGCTATCATGGTATGTGTTATGTATTAAAGAAACTCTTCCTGTTACCCAATTTTTAAACTCTTCGCTGCTTTTTAATTTATCCTCTGTAAACATTTTTTTAGTATTTTCCATTATTCTATTATTTTATTATTTTATTATTTTTTTGTTCCTACACTACAAATATATGAATTATTTTTTAATATACCAAAACTATTTACTAAAAACATAAACATTTTTATTATTTATGTCTGTGTATATACCATAGTTCTTCATTTTACTAATTGATTTATTCATTGCAATGCTTTGATAACTAACACAGCTGATTAATCCTAACATGGGCGATTTTGATAAATCTAATAATATTTGAGTTATTATTTCTTGTATGTAATTTTGACCTCGATAATACTCATATATAAATACTTCTTCAATTTTATAATAATCCAACATATTAGGTAATTTATGTACAAACACAAAATTAGGAATTAATGTTAATGAACCAAACTCAACCCCATCATCTGTATTGCATGTAACCTTAATATAATCTATGTTGTATTTATTATATGTTAATATCATTTATTTTACTTTTGTTTTTTTGTATAAATAATATAAATCTATTACCAACTTATCTAAATCATTATATTTATAATTTGTACGAAGTTGTGATATTATTGACAATATTTTTTTAATCACACTACAAATATATAAAAATCATTATAAACCAAATGTACTTATTATTTTTTTATTATGTAACATTAAATTCTTTTTGCGTAGTTATATAATGATTTACGTGCATTTTTTTTTGCTTTTTTTATTGTTTTCCCAACTCCAACTCTACAATCAGTACCAGCCGACACTTCTACAAATATGTCATCATTTTGTAATAATATTTTAGTAGTTGATTTATGATGACCCCTTTGTTTTAATAGTTTGTCTAATTTATTCATAATATCATTTATTTAGAGGTGCTAATAACCTAAAATCACTTCTTAAATTATTAGCATATTGTTTATATTTATCGTTTAGTTCTTCCCAAGTTTCAAACTTCATTATTTCATCATACAATGTTATTGTATTATATTTTTCATCTAAATTTATATAATCAATTATATAACCACATTTAGCAATTTGAATTCCATAGTGAGCAATCCTTAAACTATGAAACATTGATTTTTTGCCGATATAATGATGTTCATTTTTTATTTTTTTCTTTGCTTTTACAAATGAATTACTACACACACCAGAAATATAACGTCTTAATAAATCTAAATCCAAGTTAAAATGTTTTTTATAATCAATAGTTTCTTTCAACTTATATTTATCATCTAAAAATATACATTCCAATACATCAATATTATGTAAATTTATTTTTTCGATAAATTCATGATGACTATATATTGTTGCTTGTATTTTTAAAGTTTCATTACACACACCATCTGCTTGTTCGTTGTTTGCAACATCAACTTTGTTTCGATTATTAATATCTAATATTTCGTTATTATCATTTTTATATATAATAATATAATCATAATCTGAATTTCCATTATATGTTTGATATACACGTGAACCAAACATATAACAATTGATTATTTTATCTTCATCTAATAACAATGATTTTGCCAATATGGATAAACGTACTGTTTTTATTGCATCTTTATATGTATTATTTTTTTGTCTCAATTTTGCATTTTCATACCAACTTGATTTTGGATATTTTTTCATAACTTATTATATTTATAACAGAAAATGTTTAAATTTATTTGTGCTGAATGTGGGTATGAATTTAATGGTGATATTGGAGAAAAATGTCCTAATTGTAATTCAATTGATGTTGTAATTCAAGTATCATTTCTCAGAAATAATAAAGCTATTAAGAACATCTCTAATGATTGATTTAGATTGTATGTGTTCATCCCCAATATATTTTTGTTCGTATTCAACTCCTGCATTAACCTGCAATGCAACTTTACGCCTATCTTCTAGTATATTATACATTTTTATATCTATTGTATTGTGTCCCAATAAATAAAAAATATTACTAATATTTAATTGACCAATTCTGTCAATCCTAGCTTCCATTTGGTCCAAATCATCTGGTCGCCAACTTAATTCTACAATTGCCATATTTGATGCTGATGTTAGTGTTAGACCAACACTACCACTCTTAATGTTTAATACAATTAATTTAGTGTTAGGGTTTGTTTGAAAGTCCTCAACATATTTTTGACGGTCTTCAACATCAGTATTACCATATATTTTATTACATTTAAAATGATCGGATATTGCTTCTACGATTTCAACATGATATGCAAATAAAACTAACTTTTCACCAGTTTCTAAAAAATCAGTAACCCATTCTTTTATGGATTTTAATTTACCTTTAATACTTAATTGTCTTAAAATATTTATTTTCAGTAGTGCCTCATTTACTATTTTTTGTGATGGATTGTTTGATTCTACTTGTTGTTGTATCTTACCAAACATACTATCATCCACGTCTTTGATGATTTCCTCACCATTTTTTTCTTTTAAATAGTCAACTAAACTATTAACAGCCTTATTGTATGTTTTTCTATTCGTTATATCTAAGTAAACAATAGATTGTATCTTTTCTGGTAGGTCTTTTAATACATCTTTTTTATTTCTTCTCACATAACAATTTTCACGTAGCTTAGTATGTAATTCTTCTAAATTACTAGAACCTTTAAAATCCCAACTAGTTTTTGGTTCGTCAAACTCTTTATCCCAACCAATGGTTATTTCAGTTGCATCACAATATCTTGTTTTAAAATTCCATGTATCACCAAATACATTTACTGAATCTATTATTTTTAGTTGGTTTAATAATTCTATTGGTGCAATACCAATGGCTGTACCTGTTAATAGTAATCTATAAGGGATTTTACGAGACAAAGAAAATACAGCTTTAGAACGCATTGATTTCCCATTTTTAACATAATGACTTTCATCTAAAATCATTAAATTAAACTTTTGTTTTTTTAACTCTTTTTCATATTTTTTAACTATATCATAATTAATCAATATGATTCGTTTAGAAAAATCTTCTTGTTTACTACTAACTATAACCGATATATCATCTTCTGTGATATTTGTCCATTTCAAAATTTCATAATACCATGTTAATTTTAATGTGTTTGGTGTTATTATAACTACTCGTTTTGAGTTTAAATGTACAAATGTAGCAATTGCCTGTGGTGTTTTGCCAAGACCCATTTCATCACCAATTATAACCTTTTTATTTTTTAATATATAATCAACACCAGCTTTTTGGTATGGGTATAATTCTAATTTTAGGTTTTTAATTGTAAACTCTGATGTATCTGCACTACTTAACTTCAAATTACGTTTAAATTTTGCTTTGTATTTTTTTACAATTGCAATGAAATCATCTGGTTTTTCAAAATGAAAATAATCACACAATACATCAATATATTTATATGTAGTTTCATTTAATGGTGCGAACCATAACCACGTATTACCATAGTCATATTTACGACCAGGTATTTGCTTTATACTTGATTTTATGTATTCTGAATGCTCATCATCCTTTATATGTTCATAATTAAATGAAACATATTGTTTTTTTCTATTTATGTATAATTCAATATTCATTATTCAGTTATTTTAAAATTGTCATGCCATCGTTTTGCATCATCATTATTTTTATTTTTCATCTCTAATTTTCATTAATAATTTACCCAAATGATTATGTTTAACTTTATTAACACACTTTTCACAACTGCAAGCACCCCAAAAATTATCATGCCAAGTATTACCCTCTATTAATTCATATCCATTAGTTGATAGTAATAAGTTTTTTAATTTTATATTATTAAATTTAAGAATGAGTAAATATTCCATGATAGGTATTTTCACCTGTTCCCAATCTAGCCTAAGATTTAACCTCCTACCAAATTGTTTAGCTTTTGCTGGGTGTATGTTGATAGTTGATGATAAATGTTGTTTATGAACTAAATTATTAGTTTTGGATGCTTGATAAGCATGTTCAACTGATGGATAGTATATTCCACCATTAAATATGTCACATTGACTAAAATTGGATAAAAACGAAAACTCATCTTTAAATGATGTTATTTTCATCTTATTTATTTTTTATTTTTGATATGCTATTTGGACAATCCAAATTATCACATAATAATTTCCCGAACAATCCTAAAAAACCATTCCTATTCATAGTTGAACCACAATCAACACAAGTATCAACCGAGCAATAGGCTATTACTCTACTTAGTGGTTTTGGTGGCATTTTAATCTCCATTTAATTTTTATTAATTCGATTTATATCAATTTCTTCAAAAATATTTTCAACATATAATTCATCATCAAGCACTAATGAAAATTCCTTTGTGTCTTCATTATAGAACCCAATTTCCCATGCACTACCATATTGTTTTAACCAATAATATCCTGTTTTTCTCATAATTAATATTGTTGTGTTTGTTAATAAATGTTATAAGTAGCCATTATCATGGTTTCTACCTAGTGTTTGGCTACTTATAAATGTACTTAATATATTGTTATATTTTTATTGTTTGGTAATTTTATGAAATTATTATAACTTTTATTAGTTACAATTAATACATTTCTACCAACTTTTAAATTCTCTATTACATCCTTATTTAATAATTTGTTCATTGTTACGTTGTTCTGAATTGCCTTTAACCCTCTAGCTGAAAGTATCATTATCAATTCAGGTGCAGTATGTTTTGATTTTAATTTCTTAGCTTGATTATAAATCCTATTAATAGTATCATCATCAAAATCAGTAGTTTTAGTGTTTTCGATTAAAAATATCAAATAAAATGGATTAGTTCTTGCCACTTCAAATACTTGAAAGTTTTTATATTTTTTTCCGAACTTAATGTAATCTGTTAGTTTTGTTAGTTTCATGTTTTTTAAATATAAATATAAAAATTAAAAAACTATAATTTTATTGCTTGTCTTTTAGTTCTTCGTATAATTCAACATATTCATCACGTTCACTAGCTAATTCATTTAACTGGTCTTCGGCTTGACTTCTCATATCTGAGTTTAATTGCCTTATATCTTCATATTGCCCAACTATTACTTTATCATATAATGTAAATATAATTTCATTAATTAACTCTTGTTTTTTAACTGAATCAATATATGGACATACACCAGTTAATAATACATCTAAATGTTCATCAATTTCCGTTTTTATATAATCTAACGCATCATCTATTGATGGGCACGTATTATTAAAGTTTAATGATTCCATGTGTTAATTTGTTTTTGTGATACATTCATAACTATCTCTACCCATCCATTCTTTGTGATATAAAAACGTATCACCATTTAATTCAAATGTGTACCACGAATTACCAATTGAATTAAAATTGGTAATACTATCGGGCAAAAGAATAAAATTTGAATGATTTGTTTCTGTTTTTGATGGTTCGATATTACACATTGTAATTGTAAATATGGTAAATAAAACAATTAATATATATTTCATTGTTTTAATATTTAAAGACATTAACATTTCTACTTTTCATTCTCAATTTTAAGAACGAACCTAATTCAGTATTTAATTCTGTGATTATATCTACATGTCTAACTTCGACTGCTTTATATACTTCTATGTTATCAGAAATTATACAATAACTAATCTTATTATTGTGAATTTCCAATGAAAATACATCGTAATCTTTTATCCATTCAACTACTAATGATTTTGTTATTGAATTAAATATATTATCAACATGCAACTCATTAATAAATTGTGGCTTAATTGCAGTTAATACAGTTAAAATATATTCTTTGTTATTGAATTTATCAATATGCTTTTTCAAATGTTTTTTTATTATCATAATATATTGCTGTTTAAACTTGAGAATTTTTTTATATTTTTCTAAGGCTGTAATCATAATACAATAGTAATTAGTTATTTATGTCCACTGATTTATATATCAACCATTTATAGATGTTATGTTGCATTCTTAGGTTTTTTAAATGTCAATCATAAGTAAGATTCTTCTACTTGTAGCAACGGGGTTTGTTGTTCCACTATTACTTTGAATTATTTTTTTATCTTTGTCACAAAACCCTTGCATTATTAAAGGATATATTATCAAACTAGGATGTACTAAACTATCCAAATACAAATCATTTTCCTTTATTGTTTTTGTTGTAGTTATATACAGCACTTTATTTATCCAATGTATTTTCATAATATCATTTACTTTCAGCCACAAATTCAATATTACAATTTGAACATATAGTTTCGTTCATAATTTATTTTTTTACAAAGATAAATATTATTATGTTAATAAGCAAATTTAAAACAAATTATTTTACCAGTTAACTTCATGAGTTATTTTACAATCACCAGTATAACCTCGTTTATAATACAAACAACCAACAGGAAACCCAAAGGCAAAACCATGTTTACTACCACCACCCATATAAACAATCTCTTTTAACCCACCATATTCCATTACCATTTTTTGTACTTTATTACTTTTAAATGCTTTGGCAATTGGCACGAAAAAAATAACATTATCTGCAATAGTAAATGCATGTTCTAAAAATAAATCATATATACTATATGGTGGATTAGTAATTATCCAATCTACTTGTTTATCCCAATCAAGAAAATCACTACCATCTGTAATTTCACATCTATATTTTTCTTCATTGTCAAATAAATCATAAAATGCATTTTCACCTGCACTTGGTTCTAGTATTGAACCATTTGGGTTATAATAATCTACTATCCATTTTGCAGTTGAATGTTTAGTAAACACCACATCTGATGCCGTTGCTGTTTTTGTTTTATTTGCTTTTGTTGGTTTTCCCATTTTATTATTTTATTATATCAAAATATTCATTAATTTTATTATCATCAACATAAACTGAATAATGATAATCTTTTGGTATTAACATAAATTTATTTTTAAGTTCTTTTATGTATTTTTTACCCATTCCTTTTTACATAAGCAATCGTAACATGTGGGTTATAATCAGGGAAGTCAGTTTGATAATCAAACTCATTTGTTAGTGTTTTATTTATCTCATTTAATTGGTCACTACTGACTGAGAATTTAACTACATCATAATTACCACTTTCAAAAATATCAATTGAATTAAAATTAACATTTATTTCTGATGTTGGTATTAATTGTTGTTGTAATAATTCTACGTTTGTATCATCATGCAACCCATATAAACACGTTACATGTACCTTTTCTTCAATCCCATAATCATTATTTTCATCATCATAAACATCTTCTTCTGATATTAGTGTTGTTGTATATTCATTCCATTTTGGAATATCAAACCTAAGCATTAAGCATCCTTTGTAATTTTTCATTTTTGTTTATAACTATATTTCTAAATAATTTTTATGCTCAATGTTAATATTATTAATTACTTCATTTCCAAGTTCCATCATTCTTACAATTGCATTATCAAAATTAGAAAATGTTTGTTTCTCACGAATTATAAATTGTTCTTGTGGAAATTCAAAGTATAATACATGTTTATTAAGTTTTTCTGATATTACCATCATATTCATTTGATAATTGTTATCATAAAAACCTAAATAATATCTGTTATTATTATTTCTAATTTTAAGTTCTAATGATTGAATTATATTAGTTAACATTGAATTGTATTTATCAAACGCTTGTTCATTTTCATTATATATAAATGTCTCTGTATTATCAGTTCCATGTGCACTATAATGAACCACATATATAAAATCATTTTCATCTTTTCCTATAATGTATTTTTTCACCAAATCATTAAATGGATAACATTTTATAGCATTTTTAACTGTTATTGATTCCTTAGTTAAAAAAATCCCACACATTAATAACGCTCTATGTCTTATATATGTATCACCAGTATATTCATTGTATGTTACATTTTCATTATTCATATCTCGCATTAATAAGTTGTTATTATCTTCAAATAATGCTCTCTTTTTACTTCTTGCTGACATCATATATTTTTATATTTTATTTTTAATTTTAATTTTCCTTGAATTATTTCACCATCTTTAACATTATTATAATCTATTTTTTCACCTTCTTTAAATGGGTCTAAACCCAATTTATATAATTTTTGAATTATAATACCCTCATTTAAAAGTTTGTTATGTGGGTTCAGTACTATTGTTGTTATTTTCATTTTTAATATTTTATGTTATTATCATGTTGTTCAATCGTTCATTTATATCATTTATATATTCAAGTTCTTTTTCTATTAATATAAAATCTCTATTCAAATTGATACAAGCTACACCAGTTGTTCCACTGCCTGCGGTGTTATCAAGTACCATATCACCCTCATTTGTATGTGATTTTATTAACCATTCTATTAATTTAACAGGTTTTTGTGTACTATGTAATTGGTCTTGTCGTCTCCATTTTTGTTGAAAAAACTGTACTGAACTTGGGTATCGAAAACCAGTATTTATTGTCTCACTTTCATTTACAACTCCCAATTTATGATTATTTTTCTTATCCCCTTTATTCGCTTTGCGTTTTCTATAATATGGTTCACCCTCTACTAGCTGAGGGTTATACACTACTTTACCCTTACCAAAAATCAATATATTTTCATGTTTTGCTATTGGTCGATATTTTGCAGTAAATGCACTTTTACTCTTACTCCATATGATTTCATATTTATACATCTTTTCATTACTCAATGCTAATTTATATGCAAATAAACCAGTACCAAATAACGCAATCGCACCATCATCTTTAATTATTCGGTTATAATGTTTCCATAAATCTGAAAAATTTATCACATCATCCCATTTGTTAGCTGTACTACCATAAGGTAAATCACAACATATAAAATCAATACTCTTATCTGGTATGTGTTGCATTTCTACCAAACAATCACCATGTATTACTTTACTTTTATCACTGTATTTAGTTATCATTTGTTAATTTTTCTATCAATTCTATGAAAATGTTTTTTATCTCTGATTTGTTGCAGTTTGGTTATCGAAACATAATTCCGTCAACACTTATTAATAAAATATAATATTTTTTCATTATCAACAAAATATATTTGGTAATTTAAAAAAAATGTTTTATATATTTGTGGTATTGGAATTAATTACTCACTTAAACATCAAAAAGAATTTGACACATATTGGTCTAATTATATAAATTAAATGTTCAATCGTTCATTGGTTATATCAATGTAATCTTGTTCTCTTTCAATTAATATGTATTGTCTATTTAATTCAATACATGCTATTGCCGTTGTACCACTACCACCAAAACAATCTAAAACTACATCATTCTCATTTGTAGTCATTTCAATCATGCGGTTTATTAATGCCTTTGGTTTTTGACTAGGATGTTTTACTCGTTCCTTTGAATTGTGTGATAATGCTGGAATATCAATCCACACATCCGATAAAGCTACACCTTGTTCTAGCATACCACCTTTTTTATATTCTTTTCTATTTCTAAGGTGTAGTTCAGGTTGTATCTTAATATTATTATATGTGAATTTATCTGATTTAGTGTAATAGCAAATTGGTTCATATCCACTAGCTAATGATTTACCCCTTGTAGTTGATTTGTTCCTTTTTCGTTTCCATATGATTATTCGTTGTTCGGTAAAATACTTATCTAACATTAATGATATATATCTATTATATTGCCTACCAGTAAACATCATAATAGTTCCTGTTGGTTTTAATACTCTAAATAATTCTATTATATGTTTTTCAATCCATTCCAAATAATCTTGTTCAGTTTTCCATTGGTTATCCCATTCATCTTTTAAAACTTGAAAATATGGTGGGTCAATTATTATTGAATCTATTACACACTGTTCTAATTCACGTAATTCTTCTAAACTATCTCCTGTTATTATTTTATTCATGTTGAATTATAATATATTTTTGTTACTTATTACTATTTTAATTTATTTTTATGTCAAAACTATTAATTAATTTCATATTATGCTTACTAATATTTTCTAATGTGTAATAACTACCTTTTAAGTTAACGTCTTTTACCCACTTAATAACCATTTTATCGGTTTTTATTTCATATAAATCATAAGTAAGTATGTCATTAATTAACAACATATCAATTCTTTCATCTGGTATTTGGTCAACTAACTTATTAGTTAAAATTAAATAGTATTTTTTATCATCAAAACAATATATCCTACTTGGGTAGTTAAACATATTATTCATTGATTTTGGTATAAGACCACGTTTTAATATTTTGTTTCTATATAACTTTGGACTTACATGATACAATTTATCTTTTATTGGTGAAAACAAATCAAACTTAGGTTCAAGTATCATTGTCAATTGCATTATATCATCCATTAAAGGTAACTCAGAAAAGTCAGTTATTATTTTAGGTTTAAAGTTATTTTTCTCTGTTATATAATGATAACCTGCGACATACCAACCAAACACAATTAAACTCTTTTTAAACTTCTTATCACTAACTAAACTTAATTCATTCTTATTAGGATGTAATCCATTTTTGATATTAATGACAATCTTATCAGTTCCAATAATGTTAAAATTATTTACATGATATACACGTTTTAATTGTGATACAACTGTATTGATTCTATAACTAACAATCAAACCTTCATACAACATATCAATATGCTCTTTATGTGCCAAACTTAATAATATGTCATCGCTGAATATATCCATATTAGGATTACGTTGTAAATATTCTTTTTTGCTTTGTTGTTTTAATCATAATTATTGTGTTGTTATAATATTAGACAATTTAGTACTAGCAATATCAAAATATTGAGCATCCATTTCAATGCCAATAAATTTACGGTTTAATTTCACACAAGCAACACCAGTTGTTCCAACACCCATCGTATTATCTAATACAACATCACCTTCATTTGTATAAGTTTTTACTAAATATTCCATTAATTCTAATGGTTTTTCAGTTGGTGTTGTTTTGATTTTTGATTTGCATTACTTATTTCTATAATTGATGTTGGGTAATATTCATTATTAAAACTAACAGTTTCAGCATGTTTACCATAAGTACCCTTATTGCCACCAACATACCCTCCTTTTTTACGTGGTTTCCCTCTTGTTACTTTTATTGGATTATATGTTATTTTACCTTTGCCGAAAATTAATATATCTTCATGTTGTCTTAACGGCATAATCTTAGCATTCAAAAACCCAGTAGAGCTTTTTTTATTCCATATTAATTTATATTTAAACATTTTAGGATTACTCATCATCAAAGAACCTGTAAATATGCCATCTGAATGTAATACTATTGCACCACTTTTTTTAATTATTCGTTTATATTGCAACCACAGTTTATCTAAATCAATAACACTATCCCATTTATTTTGGGTAGTACCATAAGGCAAATCACATATTATTGCATCAATACTATTATCAGCAATTTGTGGCATTATAACCAAACAATCATCATTATATATTTGTATATCTTTTAAATCACTCATAATTATTGTGTTGTAGTTAATATTATTTTACCATTATATGTCTCAGTTCTATCTGTAATATATTCAACATATAATTCATTGTTTTTATTCAATTGACTATAATTATCAAACCACACCAATTTAACATCTTGTTTATTTACATGATAACCACCACTTAAAATATCAACACCATTAAATGAAATACCTTGTTGTTTATTTGATGTATATTGTGGTTTTAAATATGATGGTAAAGCATCAATTGTAGTTCGTAATATCCGAAACAAACAATCAGTTCTAGGTGATGAATTAATTATGATTTTATCATCTGGCTTACATACAAATAAAGCAAAATGTAATACATACAAAGCTGTAATAGTAGTTAATCCCACTTGTCTATCACCATGTATAGTGGTAAACTCGTTAGTTTTAAATTTAGATAATACTTCTTTTTGAAAATCTCTTAATTGGATTAATTGTAATTCGTTTTTTCCAATTTGCCGTGATACAACCATACAATATGTTTCTATAAAATATTGTATATCATTTTTACATTTATTATATTCTGTCATGTGTAGTTATTTATTATACTTATTTTAATTTCAATAATGGTATTTCTAGTTTTTCAAACACACCTTTATATATGCTTTCAAATAAAGGCAAATCACTTGGGTGCATAGCAAAGCTATCATGTACAGTATAAAATGGGTGTTCACTTTGTTCAGCCATTCCTTTACCTACCATATCAATCATAACTCTACTTTCAAATCTTTGACACATTTTAGGTATCGTTTTTTTATCATAACCATTTAATTTACCACAAATTTCAATTATATTTGGTATAACCTTATTATAATCGTCTTTATCAGGCTTAAATTCAAACCATTTGCTGAATAACATCTTGAACATAAAGCTTTTAGCATCTTTCCGATTAACATTCATTTCACTACCTATCCATTCATATAATGTACCGTTTTCAGCTCGCTTGCAAAATTCAACTACATCTGGTTTATTCTTTATTTTTTGTAACTTTTTTATATCACCACTAAATTCAGGTAATATTCTAGTACTTTGTTCAGGATAACGTATAATAGTAGCCAATATAACCATCTGACTATTAACTATATCACGTTCTACTGGTCTTTCACCTGCAATTAAAACATAATCCCTCATTTTCTTAGTAGTATTTGTAAATGGACTATGGAAACGTTCACCAAACACATCTTTACCATTAAAATAATAACCACGTTCTTTATGATTTTTCATTACATCTACAAATTCACTTAAATTTAAAGTTTCTTTGTCATTTTCTTTAGCAATTATTATTTCTTCTTTATCTTCCTTATCCTCAACATCATAGTACTCATCTAAATGGTCTTTAAAATACATTTCAAAAGCATGTAAGTCAACATTTGGCAAAAGTGTTACAACATGGTCAATCATTTTTTGTCTGTGTTCTGGTAAACCTTGTTTTGCTTTTTCTATTATCTTAATTTTATAATCTAAGAACCTTTTAATCAAGTACTTAGACTCTATCTTCTTTCTTGTGTAGTATTTTCCTTCTTCATTTTTAACCATGTATTTGTCGGCTATCTTAAATGACTTTGCTTTACTTCTACCAGTTTTAGTTCCATTGTCATAATTAAAATAAAAGTGATTATCAGTTTCAATAAAACCACTATCCAAAAAAGCAGTTAAAAGTGGTGCATATTTTTGATGTTGTATCCATGTTCGCCATTCAGTTGCAGGTATTTGAACCATGTGATTATCAGATACATACATCTTATATTTCTTCTTACCACCATAAGTCTTTTTATAATAACTGATTTTAGTCAAAATAATACTAAAAACCAATTTAGCTTCTTCCAAATTAATAAAATACGAAGGTTTATCATACTTAACAATATAAGCATTAATAGAATCTAAAATCATTTGGTCTGAAATAGTATTTAAAACAAGAATATCACTATCAATAAAATCTTTAAATTGAATAGAAACAGTTTTAATATAAGAATCAATAGTAGAATAAGCATTAGGATTAAGATAATTAGAATATTTATAATTAGTATTAGAATCATAATATTTATTTACATAAGTATCATATAAAACATTAGATTCAGATACTAAATCATTAGTAATTATATCATTATATTCAAGATTATTATAAATTATCATAGTTATTAAGTATTAATACGCCACTTTTTTATTTCTTTGTTATAAATATAATAAAAAATATTTTAAAATAAAAATTTAACGTTTTTTGAATAAATATAAATATATTACAAATGATTTTAAATGTGAATAAGTACATTATTAAATAACACATAAAATAATATGAATAACAAAACACCTATATTATCATTTAATGATAATTAAAAAAATAAATTTGGTTAGTTAAAATAAATTTAGTATATTTGAGGTATGAAACACATATCAAATATACAAGGACAAAAATTTAACATTATAAATCAATTAGGATATAATGTTGAAAAGGCATTTTTTTTAGATGGTACTACAATACAACAATTTGAAAATTATTTATTATTAGGTAGTTCGCATCATGATGTAAACACTATGACACAATTTAATTTTGTTGAATATTTGATATTCTGTGTTGAAAATAAAATTAATTCTTATGGACATGTTAAAAATGGACAGTTAACAGAAAAATCAAAAACAGAGTTAATAAATAATTATAAAAATTCACTAACAATAATAAAAGAAGATTGGTGGAACGGAAAACAGTCGGGTGTAAATCTGACATTTCAAATAGATGGTTCTGATATAACGTTTATTACATCCGAAATGGATTTGTCACACTTTAAACGACAGATAATGTCTTCAACCGATTTTTCAGATAATTCTGGTTATCAACTTAACTCAAATGGTATTGAATATGCAGAGGTTGGTTTTAATGGGCGTAATGGTGTAAAAACAACACAAACTTCAATTGAAACAATTGAAACAACACAACCAATAAAAACTAATGATGTGAAACAAATGGAAACTAACAGTGATTTTTCACATCTAAAGTTTGGAATTGAATTTAGACGTGGTGAGGGTTTTTTCAAAACAGAAACTGATAATTTATATTTTTTCATGTGTTGGTTTGAAACTGAAATAGAACAAAAAACTGAGTTAAGTTTATTATGTTCATTATATTCTAAATATAAACATGAAAATAGTATTTCTAATGAATATGAAGAAGATGTTTGGAATAAGGTTTTTGGTGACATTGGACTTGATTATGATATGGTGTAAATTTATAAAAATAAAATTTATTAGTGTAAATTTCGAGATTTGTAATTCAACTGATTTATTAAACACTAAATTACAGTTTTTATATGATAATAGAATAGCTTTTTATAACTATAAGATATTAAGAAGTTATCTTGGTTTAGCAAGAAGGGATTTAAAACATCTTGATAAAGCAACTAAAAATAAACCATCTACTAATAGAAATAAGAATAAGAAATTGATACATGCAATTAGAGGTTATTATACAGCTAAACAAATATTGGAAAGTTTGAGTACTGGTGGTTACGGTAATACACATTACAATAATAAACAACCAATTAATGTGTTTAATGAATTAATGTCTATTAAATCAATAGAATCAGACAAAGACCGAAATATTATCAAAAAAAACATATCTGAATAAAATAAGCGTATTAAGAAAACAATTGAATTTAACTTATGACTTGGAAGATTATATTCCTACTTACATGTTACCTAAATACCAATATCTAATAGATGAAAACGTAAACTCATTAATAAATAATAATCAGAATAATGATATAATTGATATGTCGGATTTTTATGAAAGTAATGAGTTTGATGTAATGTATTAAAAAAATAAATTTGGTTATTAAAAATAAGTTTTATATATTTGTGGTATAGAAAATAACATACACAGTTAAAATATAAAATCATGAATATAAATACTAAATTATTCCACACGAATACGGAACGTGTAAACATAAGATTAAACACCAATACAACCGACACATATAAAGTGTGTGTTGAGTTGGGAACAGATGATAATAATGTATCACATGTATTTGGTGGTATATTATGTTTCACTGAAACGTTTAATTTACAAGATTATATAATCAATAATAATGTAGAAATACAAGGTAGAACATATCCAGTTAATAAATTCAATTTAGCTAAATTTAGAATTCAATATGGTTATATTGATAAGCAACTTAGTTTATATGAATTACGTATTAATAAATTAGATAATATTAGTATGGGTTTTGATTCAATTGGTGTTATCAATTTTAATAATGGTTACATTGGTGTTGATGCTAAATCGTCATTTCATGGAAATTTTGAAATTGATGGTAATCAATATACACAAATTGAATATGGTAAAGATGAAGGTGATGATGGTATTATGGATTTTAGTGAGTTCATAAAACAAACTGATTTATCTGATAAAGATAAATATTTCAAATTAAAACAATACCAAACATATATTAGCAACAGTCTTTATGATGGCATTTATAGACCATATTATGTAACTATTAGTGGAACAAATGATGATATGTATCAAAAATTCTTTTCTACTAAAGAACAGCTTGAAAACGAATTAGAATATTTAAAAATAGTTGAGCCGATTAATAGAGAAATTGACGTTATTAAACGAGATTATATAAATAGTTAAAACATTATGAATTATAAAATAGAATTCACACATAAACAAGGATTAGCGGATTTCATTAAGAAATTTAAACAAGCTTATATCGAAGATGAAATTAAATTTAATGTTAGCTACAATGATACTAATATTATAGTAGATGATGACTTCATTGTGTCGTGGTCAGAATATAAAATCCCTGAATTTGAGGATGTATTAAAACCATTTTTGGAATTAAATATTAGTAATGAAGGAATTGATGCCACTTGTTTTATGTTGGATTTTTACAATTAAAAATAAAAAAATGAAATTAGTAAGTAATAAAACTGCAATATTAGCAGAACAAAAAAGATTTAATTATCAATGTGATGATGTTGTAGTAATGGATGAAAAAAATAAGTTTTTAGATGTTAATCGACCAACACAATCAAAATTGCAAACGTGGCTTAGAAATGAACACGAAATAATAGTTTTGGTAATACCAATTAACATATTAGTTGGTGGAATGAGATATTCAGTAGTTGTGCATAACCCACAATTTGAAACATTATTAGATGGTTTTACTGTTTTTGAAAAATATGAAGATGCGTTAGAAGAAGGGTTGTATGAATCATTAAAATTAATTCGAGAATACATATAAATAGTATTAATTCAACGCAGGTAGCATTATTTGCTGCTTTTGTAATATTGTTACTTAAACAATTATTGAAAGATGTTATTATGTTTGGTTAATTCAATTATTATGACTATTTTTGTAAAATAAATAAAACATATAATATGAAAATTAAGGACTTTGTTATAAAATATGATGTTACTATCAATGGTGATGAAGAATATTTAGATTATGATTTATTATTAGTAGCTGTTGTAGGCTCAGTATCGTATGGTACAAATACACCTACATCCGATATTGATTATAAAGGGATATTTATATCACCACACTCAAATTTAATGGGTTTAAACTCAAACTATATTCCTCAAATTAATTTTGAAAATAATGATATTGTATTTTATGAAATTGGTAGATTTATGGAATTATTGGCAATTAGTGATTTTGGTATGTTAGAACTCATACATGCTGATACTCACTTAATATATAGACATTCAATGTTAGATGAATTAATCAAAAATAGAAACAAATTTATCACTAAACAATGTAAAAATCGTGTTGGTGGTTATGCAATTGGTCAGATTAATAAAGCAAAAGGTCAAGATAAATTTCAAAATTGGAATAAAAATAAAACCATAAGAAAGAGCCCATTAGATTTTATTACTGTATATGAGGGTAAAACCAAGCAACCACTAACAACCTATCTATCAGAAAATAAAATAAATCAAAAAGATTGTGGATTAGTTCAAGTACCACATACTTATGATAAATTAATTGATTTTATGACATACCATAACGAAGATAAAGGTAAATGGTATTCATTAAGTTTTCACATTAGTAAGTTATTACAAAGTTTAGCTAAATATGGTGTTATTAATTTAGATGCTACTCAGAACGCAGTTAACAATAAGCTATACCACATAGAAACGATTTTAACTACCATTAAAGCTAATAAAAATAACATTACATATAAACAAGTGAATGATTTAAGTAATGCCTATAAGCAGGTATTACAGCCTTTTTATAAAGCAAATAAAATAGATGATAAATATAAATATTTAATGACTTATGCCTTGTTTTATGATAAAGAAGTAGTTGTTGGTAAATATAAAGGAATAGTCAAAGAATATGATGACGGAACATTTCCAAGTAATGAATTAAGAATGAGTAATATATCAAAAACTGAACAATTTAAAAAGATTGTTAGTTATGATATGAATGCTTATTCAACACATTGTAAAGATTATGGTAATTACCAAACATGGTTAAAAGAGAGAAATGAACAACGATGGGTAGATAATAACTCACATAAACAATTGTTGGACGGCAAAAATATGGGTCATTGTGTTAGGTTATTAACAATAAGTAAAGAGATAGCACAAGGCAAAGGTTTGATTTTGCATAGACCAGATAGAGATTACTTATTAAGTATTAGGAGAGGTGAGGTTGATTTACAAACTTTAATTGAAACAAGTAAAAAAGAAATTAAAGAAATTGACTTGCTATATAAAGACAGTAAAATCGCAGATGCAATTGATATAAATTATGTTAATGAATTATTAGTGAAAATTAGAAATAACTATTATATATAAAATATGACAAAATCTGAATTTAAAACAACATTACAATCAGTAGGAAAATTCACTGGTAGTAGAAAATTTAAAGTAAATACACTTAATGGTGATTATGATTATATAATTAATCAAAAACATTTATCATTATTTAAAGAAATTATGTGGGATTATTATATGGGTTATAGTGACACAATATTTAGTACATATGCTTATTATATTGTTATGGACAACATTAAATATAATATAATAACTTATCCTGATAATTTTGATTTGTCGATTATAGATGAAGTAAATGATGAAATAATGAAAAGTGATATTAATATACAAGATAAGGAAACACGAATAGCATTATTTGAACGGTTGGTTAAAACTAAATATGAAAAAAACATAATAACAAAGCCACCAATAGGTTTAACTCCAAAACACATAAAAGATACGGAACGTTTAACTGATATCTGTGATGCCATTGTTAGATATATTGATAAAAAAATGAAATTACCAATCGAATGGATTGAAGAATATAATGAATTAATATATAAAAACTAATACAAAATTTAATATGACAACAAACAAACAAACACAATCAATAGTTAAAGTAGTATATAATAACATAGAAACTATTATTAACCCAACAAAAATAGCAACATCTGAATATAATGGTGTTACGGATATAGCTATAACACTACCACCATCAGAATTAAATTTATTTAAAACAAAATTATACTTTAAGTCATTTGAACTCATTGTTTATCAAATAGAAGATAACATATTACTACAATATATAGCAACATGTAATATTATGTCAGATTTAACTGGTGGTCAGTTCTACCTAAAATCAAAAGACTTTCAAGAGGTATATGACATAAAAGACGAAGAAGAAATAAAAGATTTAATCGAAGTAACTTATTTAAGAAGATAAAAATATAAAAATAAAAAACGATGTTAAATAAAATTAAGTACATATATAATCTATTAAATTCTAATAATAATGTTATTATTGGTGGTAGTTATTCATTACTACTACATGGTTTAATTACACACGAAAAACCAAATGATATAGATTTAATCATTTATTCACCAACACATGAACAAAAGAAATACTTAGAGTTTTTATCATTAATGACTATAAGTACACCGAAAAAAACAGAGTACGAAAGACGTAGTTATAAAATAAAGATAGATGATATTTTAGTTGATATTCTAGTAAGTGAAGAAAAACTACCCGATAATTTACTATCTATTACTAAGTATGACACCACATTTAAAATACAAGATATTAAAGGTGTATTTAAAGCAAGGCAAGCATATAACAAGGTCAAAATTAGAAGAAAGGATGTTATAGCATCGAGCAAATTGAAAGAATTAAATTTTAATATATTTTAACATGACACATAAATCATTTAGGAGAAAACTAGATTGGTTCAAAAGTAAGATGTCTCAAAATGATGAGTTTTGGGTGTTTTTTGGGTATTTAGATAAAAGTAATGAAGAACTATTAACACGTACCTTTAAATCGCTTAAACATCGTTATAAGCCTTATTTTAAGCGTAAAACTAAAGTAAAACTTGGTAGCTCTGAATATTTGTTGAGTTGGAGCTTTGAAACTGAATTTTATGATGTTGTGAATGAGAAATTAGCAAAACAATTAGTTTTTAGAGTTCAAAAAGGTTTAATGGTAAATTAAGAACATTGCACCGCTATCATATAAAATTATAAAAATATGAAAATATTTATATACGATAAAAAGTATGATGATATTATCAATTCAGCAATTAATAATACAACCGTAGTTTTTAAACATAAAGAACTTGATTTATATGTTGATTCATTAAAACAATGCATACCACTTTTTGAAATGACTTATACAGATTATAGAATATATGTATTAGAAAAAGGCATTAAGATTGCTATTCTATATTAAAAGATAAAAGGAACAACTGATTAAATGGTTGTTCCTTTATTATTAAAAAAAATTAATAATATGTTTTATCTTTAAACACATCTTTCAACCGTTGGTTTAATCCTTTGGTTGTGTTATAATTGGTGGAAAATTTATTACCATTTATTTTAAGTTTATAATTCTTATAAAGATTTTCTAAACATTCGATTCCCCCATCACCAACCTCACCAGAAAAAAATGTTCTAGTGTTAATATTTGGAAATATTTCAATGTTACCTTTAAAAAAAACCACTATAAACAAATATATTTATCATTTCATATTTAACATATATTTATCATTTCATATTTAACATATATTTATCATTTCATATTTAACATATATTTATCATTTCATATTTAACATAT